GGCAAATCATTCCTAATCAAACAATTAGGACTAACAGGACTCCCAATGTTCAACCCAGACAAATACGTAGAAGACCCAGCACACCCGTACCACAACAACCTGTCCGCAGCCAGCGGCCAAGTAGACAAAGACGTAGCAGCAGCAGCGGAAACAGGTAAATCGCTTGTTTGGGATACTACAGCATCCAATCCTACTAAGATACAAAACTTATTAGATAAAGGATATAGTGTATACATGATTATGGTATATACTCATCCTATGATTGCTTTTATAAATAATTTCTCTAGACAAAGAAGAGTACCTAAATCGGCTGTATTCTCTACTTGGCGTAATGTTTATGATTTGATTGGAAGTTATAAAGATATGCTTGGAGACAATTTTTCTTTATCTATTAACATGCGAAATAATAAGTTCGCAAAAGAGGTAGAAGGATTTAATAAAGCAGCAGAGAGAGGGGTAGAAGGAGTTACTAATTACTTAGAAGACTATATGGAACAAAACGGAGGCAAAGATGCTTTTGGTTCTACATTTAGAAAAGAATACGAACTTCCATCCCAAGAAGCAATTCAGGCATTTAATCAAGAAATGACGGATATAGAATTTGATAGAGAAAATGAATCTATGGTTAAAGAGCTTAAAAAATACTGGGTTAAATTTTATGATAAAAACGGCACTGGTCCCGGTGATGTGAAAATGAGAAGTAAGATAGCAACTATAGAAAGAAGGTATAACAGTAATAAAGAAAGAGAGAGACAAGTACTAGTAGATATTGCAGATATGTTAGTTGATAGAGAGTTTCAAGAAGAATTAAAACATTCAGATGTAGCTGAAATAGATAAAAAAGTACAAGCATTTTTAAAATGATAGCATTATATCCAGGGGCATTTAAACCACCACACAGAGGTCATTTCGAAGTTGTAAGAAGACTACTTAACGGTAACCACGGAGGTAAGGTGTATGATATAGATTCATACGCTGACGCTGGTGTAGGTGTATTAAATGGTAAAGGAGACGAGTTAGATAAGATAGATAAAGTATACGTATTTATTGGAGGAGGTACAAGAAATGGAATAACTAAGGAGGAATCAATGGCTGTATGGAAGATATACGCTAAATACCTTCCTGGATTAGTTGTAATGGATGGAGAAAAGAATCCAATGTTTGCTGCTAAAGACTATGCAAAAGCTAATCCAAATCAAAAATTCTACGCTATTACAGGTATTAGAGCACAAGAAGATCTACCGGATCTAAAAAGGGTTACCACATTTAAAAATAGAGATAACGTAGAAGGATTAGTTATACCGGCCGGTACAGACTCTAATGTAAGAGCAACAGATTTTAGAAGTGCCATACTTTCAGGTAATTTAGATGATGTACTGGACTTTTTTCCACAAGCACTGTCTAAGGATGAGATACTAAAAATAATGAACATGTTAAAAGCAAGTATTATAGCAGAGATAATGCAAGAAGAGTTAGATAGTAAGTTAAACGAAATGTTTAAAGAAGAAGAGGTAAAGAAAGAAGGCTCTTCCGGTACAGCTATAGCTCCTAAGAGTGTTATGAGATCAGCAGACAAAGCTAAATTAGTAACTCTTTACAATAGGTTAAGAAATAGCATTGGAGATCAATACTACGAAATAGGTTTTCATCATGATCATATTATAATAAAGAATAAGGACGAAGACCAGAGAGTAGGGTTTGATTATACTCCTTTTATGGGCTCTATACTTGAATATATGATAGATGAAGGTATGAAAATAACTCCTCTACCGGAAGTAAAGATTAAAAGAGATATAGCAGAATCTTCTAACTTCTTCGGAAGAACAGCATACTACGATCCGAATAAAAAAGAAGTCGTTCTCTATGTTCAAGGAAGGCACCCTAAAGATGTAATGAGGTCTTTTGCACATGAAATGGTTCACCACAAACAGAATTTAGAAGGTAGACTAGGAGCAATAGGAACTACTAATACAAATGAGGATACTAATTTAATGGAACTTGAAAAAGAAGCTTACCTAGAAGGAAACATAACTTTTAGAAATTGGGAAGATTCTATTAAAAACTAGTTGCCTTATTGAATTATTTTTCTTATATTATGTATATAAAAACGGTTATGGATATACAATCAATACAAGAAGTAGTTAAGGAAATATTACCAAAGGTAATTAAAAAGTACGGTTATAGCAAATTTGCAGAATGTACCCCTTATATTGAATACGAAAAGAGTATTTACGCAAGACTTGCAGGAGAAGACGACGATGGAGAATTAGGGGAAGAATGTCCTGATGCTGAATATGATCGTATCGATAATTCAATTATTTTCTACTACCCTCAAATGACTAGCAGAAAACATATAATTGAAACACTAATACATGAATACCAACACTACCTTCAGTCACCTAGCTGGATGACTAGGTATTATAATATGGGGTATAGATACGATAACCACCCTTATGAATTAGCAGCAACATCAGAAGAAATAAATTGGAATAAGATATGAGCAATAGTATAGTAGACTTACTAGAGGCATACCCTCTACCGGAAGAAAAAGAAAAACCACCATATAAGATATACTGTGATATGGACGGAGTACTAACTGATTTTGAATCTAGATTTGAACACTATTCTGGGATGACTCCTAAAGAATACGAAAAGTCAAAAGGTCAAGCAGCTTTTTGGAATCTTATTGACGTAGAAGTAGGAGTTAAATTCTGGGCTGGAATGGACTGGATGCCTCAAGGTCAGAAGCTTTGGAACTTTATCTCACCGTACAACCCCGACTTATTAACTTCTCCTTCTAGAGATAATAATTCTAGGTTAGGTAAAAACATCTGGGTCAAGAATAAACTAACTCCTAAACCTAAAGTTATATTCGCTTATTCAAAAAACAAGCAAAATTATGCTAATGAAAACAGTATTCTAATAGATGATAAACCCTCTAATATAGACGAATGGGCAGCTAGTGGTGGAATAGCAATAAGATGTAAAGACGGAGATGTTACTACTGTAATTAATAAATTAAAAGAATTAGGATATGAGTAATGAATCTCTACTTAAAAAAGAATTTAAAAAATCAGATGTAGAGAGAGTACGTAATCTAGTAAATAAAGATTTTACAGCTGGTACAAAACAACAATCTGGATATAAAAAGTCTATAAAAAAGTATGCTGAAGGAGATATATGGGAAGACGGAGGTCGACAGTGGACTATAAAAAATGGAATAAAACAAAACATAACAAAACTAGACTCAGCAAAAAAAGCTTTAAGAATTCCACTAAGATGCCCTAATTGCGGTGGTCCTATGAAACATCATTTAGCAAAAAAAATGTATAAGATCCACGGCTTTTGTTTTGATCCATGTACTGTTGAGATGGAAGCTAATTTAAAAAAAGCAGGTTTGTACGATAAGTACGAAGAACGTATGATGCAAGGTAATATGAAAGCTTTTGCAAACGATGTAGAACAGTGGGCTTTAGCTCTAGTTAATACCCAAGATACCTTTGTTACAGAAGCAGGAGATATAGAAGACTGGCAGTCAAATAAAATAAAAGACAAGGAGATATTAAAGAATGTACGTCAATACGTAACCCATCTTAGTGAACATATAAAGTAGGTATATTTATATATACAAATAACCTACATTTAATAATGACACAAAAGCAATTATTAGAATCCGTACTTATTGAGCTTACTTCCATAAAAAAGCATATGCCTAATGGAGAACTTAAGCAAATGCAAAAAGACATGGAGGACCTCAAAGACGACATATCAGATCTCAAGTACACTTTATTAAACCCAGACAATGGAGTTATAGTGAATACTAATAAGAACTCTGAATTTAGAGAATCAATGCAAGCTGGAGATAAAGATTTTCAACTAAAATTATTAGAACTACAGGAACTAAAAAGATGGAAAGAAGGAGTAACCAAAGCTCTCTGGATTTTATTTACAGGACTTGCAGGTGTTATAATTAAATTGCTATCAGAAGCAGTTAAGAATGGCTAAAAAGAAGAAAATATCATCAGATATAAAAGCTTTTATGAGAGAGCTTATAAAGGAGTCTTTAAGAGACTGGTTTAAGAAAGAGAAGTGGGTTCGCATCTCTTCTTCTGGTAATATAGCTGGTGATTGTGGAACATCTAAAAATAAAAAGAACCCTGATAGATGTTTACCAAAAGCAAAAGCACAGAGTTTAACTAAAGGTCAAAGAGCCGCTACTGCAGCTAAGAAAAAGAAAGCAGGAAGTAAAGGAAAAACAGTCGTGAAGAATACAAAAAAAGCAAAAGTAACTAAAGAGGATATTAGAAACCTAGTAGTAGGTACAATGTACGAAAGTACTAATGAAAATACTATTATGGAAAAAGATGATAGATGTACTAGATTAGCTAAAAGCAAATACGATACTTGGCCATCAGCCTATGCCTCAGGAGCAGTTGTTAGATGCCGTAGAGGAGATATCTGGAAAAAGAAATAACATGAAATTAACAGACGTAATTAAAGACATAGTAATTGAAGGAAACCTTTCCGACTTTGGAGATAATAACACTCCAGCAGCACTTTCTAAAGAAAAAGAAATTAAAGGAAAAAAGGTTAAGCCTATGGATTCTATAGAAGATATAGATTTAAATACGTTAGGTAGAAATGTAACAATAAAAGAATATAGATACGGCCCTCTTAATCCCGAAGATGATAAGGGTTCTAAAAGATTCTGGGAAGATAAAGCAGAATTATGGGATACTACAGTAGATCATGCTAAAACCTCAAGATGTTCTAACTGTTCAGCTTTTAATCAAAAAGCTACTACATTAAAGAAGATTGCAAAAGCAATTGGAGAAAATGGAGAAAAAATAGTAAAACAATCTAACTTAGGATTTTGTGAATTCTTCTGGTTTAAATGTGCCGGAGCAAGAACATGCGATGCTTGGGTTGGTGGAGGACCATTAAAATAATGAAAAAATCTGAATTAAGACAATTAATTAAAGAAGGGCTTTGGGCTAATATAAATGCTAAGAAAAAAGCAGGTAAAAAATCTTCTCATAAAAACTCTAAAGCTTATAAAGCAGCAGCAAAAGCTGGTAATGCATTAGAAAAGACAAAGAATGAAACCACACTTGCTCAAGATAAACTTACAGTACTTAGTGTAATCGACGGAAGTAGAAACCTAGACAACGATCACCTCCGCAAATTATTTGCAGATTCTGTTGGTACTTTTTATATATACACTAATGAAGAAGGAGAGTATGAAAATAATAAAAAGATCAGCAAACAAGATGCATATAAGTATGTTGACTACTATAATGCTAGATTGAAAGGCAATAAAGATAAAGAAGTAAAATTAGGAGCTGAATTAGGAGTATTAGGAATTGAATCAGAACTTCAGTTTAAAATAGGAGAACTATCAGCTGATCCATCTGCTTTTTCAACAAATGAAGGAGATCATAAACCAATGAATCCTGGAATACTTAAAGACAGGTTAGGTAAACTATCCTGCAGTAAAGTAAGAACAGCAAAAGGAAAGTTAAAAGATAAGGGTACGACCTATGCTAAAGCTCTCCAAAGATACTTAAACTACCACTGTCAATGATATTAACGGAAAATACACTCAATAGAGACGCTTATTTCGTTAATGCTACAGAAGAGATTAATACTCTTAAAGACAGAAACTGTGTAGACTTATTTGATCAAAACGGATACCACTTAACTAAAGCCGAACAGGTTTTTTTACCATTCAATGGATATAGTCCCGTAGAAAGAAGACATGAAGATTGTTTAAGATCTCCTTGGCTAGTTTGGGGCAAGAGAGATGGAGCACATATAAATCACTCAGACCTATTTGAAAGAAAGGGGTTTGATGATCATGCAAAAGAGCAACTATTAGCTATAGCACAGACTAATCCAATGTTACATAAATTAGTTAAAATGAAACCTAAATGGGGAATAGATATATCTATTGATTATGTTTCTAAAGATGCTGTATTTGAAGTCTTCCATTATGAATGGGATTCATTTGACTACGATACATTACTCGAAAAAAAGTTGGAAATTGAACAATTTGTTCTTAACTTAGACTGGGATGATGTAGCTAATAAGCTATGGAAAAAGAAAGATCAATGGTACAGCCTAGATTTTTTTGCTCAAACACAGTGGAGAACAGACTACTTCGGTTTATCACCAGAAAAGTTTAAAAACGTTATTTGGGAAGACTAATCTATTTATTTATATAGCTATATAACATATACATATGATGACTTATCAAGAAATTAAAGACCGTTTATCTAAATGCGAATTAGCATTATCTAAAATTAAAAACGGAACACATAGAAATACCGCTTCTATAGACTTAATCAAAACTAAAGAAACACTAGAAGTTCTAAAAGAATCATTAACTAAGCAATTAACCTTATTGAAAGAAGAAGAAGATATGGGAGATGATGGGTATGTAGCCACTGATGATGAAGGAGCAGCAGAAGACCTAGCTAATAAAGGTGTTAAAGTAAAGCTTACCAAAGAAAACGAACAAGTAGAGTTTTCAGCTGATGAAGTAAAAGTGCTTGCAAAGGATGTAGGTAAGGCAATTATAGCAGCTCTAAGACAAGCAGGTGATGAAATAGAAAGTATTAAAGCACATGATTTTGATATAAATACTTTTGAGATATACGTAAAATACAAAAGTGATTTTGAAGATGAATTTGTATTTAATATTACAGGTTCTAAATTACACTTAATAGATTTTACTGTTGATAAAGTAGTAGGAGATGTAGGCGTTAAACCTTCAGGAGAGCCATTTATAAATGTAGATGTAGTAGCTAATGAATTAACTAAGCATTTTAAATCGTTAAACGAGCAAAGCAGTAACGATCAGTATCTAGATAAACTACTTAACATAATTTTAAAATATACAGAAGATCCTGATGATGCAGAAAAAGAATTAGATAACTACGTTAGTCAAGGTTATGATGGATTTTCAACTCAACTAAAAGCCAACTTATCTAGAGATATGGAGTTTATCTCACTTACTCAGCAGGGACATGATGAGGATACATATAATAGAGAGATTAACGAAGAAGAAAACGATAGACAAAAATATCTTCGAATGCTCGATATGTACAAAAGAGCAAGTAGAAATGATAGAGATGATATTAGACCTAGATTAGAAAAAGCTGCAAAACAATTAGGAATTAAATTACAACTCTCAGAAGCACCAGAAGGGCTATTCTACTTAAAGGTAGATATAAGAGATGCTAGAAAAGCTATAGACATACTGGACGATAAATACAGAAAGCAAGTAGAATTTAGCGGTTCAGATACGTATTACTTTGGAGATGAACAAACAGCATACGATGCTATGATGGATTTCTCAGCTAATGATGTAGTTGTATCAGATACAAACTTAGACTTATTTGCAGAAAATAAACAAATAGCGGAAGATGATAAAGTCACTTTTGGTTATGATTTAGATGCTATACAAAATGTAGTTGATCATCTACAATCTAACTACAAAGAAGGAGAAGATTTCGTACTCCATATTCAAAGAGGAGATGATTTACCTAATGCTATTACTTTCCCTAGAGGAGAATTTAGAGATGACCACGACTTAAATGACCTGTTAAACACAGCACAGAGTGATGAAGACAGGTATGATGCATACACTGCTGAAGGAGCAGAGCATCCGGAAGGCGGGCATGATCAAGGTGGTGATCTAGATGTAGGACATCAGGATGATGAGCCAAGTATGCTTAAGAAAGATTTGTACGATATAGCTGTATATGCTTCTAAATTATATAAGCAATTAGATAAGTATGACAAAATGGATGGAGAAGTAGATTTTCCTCATTGGTGGCAAAAGAAAGTTACTTTAGCTAGACAGTATGTATCTTCAGCACAGCACTACCTTGAAGCAGAAGAAAAGCAACCTATGATAGATGCATTAGCTCTACAAGAAGGTGTATTCGATCAATTTGATGCTTTACCTCCAGGTAGAGGTAACTTAGATTTTAACGACATACTATACTTGAGAGGAGCAGTAGCCGACCTTAAAGACGAAATAGCTCAGTTATATAGAGATATGGAACAGGAAGCTGAACCGGAAGGAGGACCAATGGCAGATATGTACGGTAATCTATTGAATAAAGCTGAAGAGAAGTTATATAGAATGCAAAAACAAATTGCAGACTATGATATGAATGAAGGTAAGCAGACAGAAGCTGAGTTAAAAGATAAGTGGAGAGAGTGGAATAAAAAACACCCCAAAGATCAGATTGACTGGAATGAATATAGAGAAGAGCATGAAGACGAGTTAATAAGTGAAGCTAATATCAACCCGGAAGCAGAAAAATACGTAAAAAGATTTATAAAAGGAGTAGCTCAGAAATACGGTTACGGTGAAATGGATGCTGTACATCTTATTTACCAAGTACTATCTAATACAGGTTATTTAGATATGAGACTTGAAAGCAAAAAAAGTAAAGCACTTCTAAAAGAATATACAGATCAATCATTTACAGGCTCAGAAGTAATTGATACGGCTAATAAGAATGCACCGGATATGTTCGGAAAGCAGATCTTTGCAGACCTATTACCAAAAGGTGTAGCTAGTGAAAACGATGCAGTAGAAGCTTTAAAAGCTCACGATAAGAGTCCTATCAAAGATAGAATGGGTCGATATGCACCAATGTTTGTACATCTACAGTATCATAACTTAGAGCATGAAGGTGAGAATTACAGAATACATCAAAAACAATACTATAACAGCAACTTCAAAGATAAAGACCCAGACTTTAATCCTGCAGTAAGTGAAGTAACAATATTTCATATCACAAAAAAAGCAGCAGATAGACGAGATAGTGAAGAGTCAAAGAAGTTAGGTACTATACTTGTTAAGACAGATCAGTACGTACAGGACTTAAATGCTTTACCTGGATTAGGTAAGAGAGTTAGTGAAACAGTAGTTAACGAAGGAAGAGGGGATTTCGATATTATTGTAAGAGTAATTACTGATATGGCTCAAGAAGACGGTACAACACCAAAAGAAGCAGCATTAGAAGTAATTGAAGCAATAAGAGATGCATATATAATTGACGCTTACGATGAAGGAGTTGTTAATGAAGAAGCAACATGCTGCGGTAAATGCGGTAGAGTACATGTTAAAGGAAACTGTAAAAGACCTTTTCTAAAAGGAAAGTCTCACTGCAGAACTAAATAATAAAGTATGAAAGTAAAAGACCTAAAAAAGTTAATTGAAGAAGCTTATATACAAGTTCTTAGAGAAAGTTATGACCCTGATCAAATGCAAAAAGATGATGAAGAAGATCATGGAGTAGCTTACGACGACGACGGACGTCCATTAGGAGAAGCAGAAGAACCTTCACCGGAAGACCCGGTAGGAGATGAAAAAGCATCAGAAGAGACAGTATTAGAAGATGCTACAGATACAATGTTAGAAAAGTTTCCTACTCTTAAATTAACGTTAGTTAAATTAATGACAGAGGACTTTAAAGAGTTTGTGGATACAATTGATTGGGTTTCTCCTAAACCAACAACATTCAGAGTTAACTTAGTAAACGGACAAGACTTTACTTTAAAATGGACCGGAAAGAACTTCCAAGCTCATATATTAGGTAAAAGGTATATGTTAGGTAACATAAGTGAATTCCAACAAGCTTTAGATAAACTAGCTAGACTGTACCAAGAGGCACCTCTTAAAGGAGCAGGAGAAGAAGGCGAAGGAGAAGCAGGAGAAGCAGACTTCGGAGGCGGAGGCGGTGGAGGAGACTTCCCCGGAGAAGAAGGAGGAGGAGAAGCAGGTGGTGAAGCTGACTTTGATGATGGAGGAGCAGAAGAACCAACCGATACATCAGGAGATATAGATTTCGAAGCAGGAGAAGAGCCAGAAGCATAAGTACTATGAAATTAATAAACTTGCTATATGAATGTAATAGATAAATTGTATACTGAATGGGCTTGGAGGACTAAAACCGGAGTACCTGATATCAATAACTTAGAAGATAAAGCTATATTAGATAATATTATTTTTGAAACATCAGGAAATGTTCTAAGCGAAGTAGCTGTAGAGTATGATAAGTACTTAGTAGATAACGGGTTTCCAGTTATACCGCAAGCAAAAGGTAAATACAGTCAACCGCAAGGCTCAGGAGATATGAAAGTACATCCTGACGATTTAGCTACATATCAAAAGATGTTTCCTATGAATGCAGGAGACCAGACAGTAGGACCAGGAGAAATAGCGCTATACTGGTTATTTCAACATCAAAAAAACCCTGTTACATGTACAGATAATAGAGGAGGATCTGAACCAGATTTAACTATTGGATCAGTAAAAGCAGAAGTAAAAGCATATAAATCACATAACGGGAAAATAACATTAGGCAAATTCGGCAGCCAGAAAACTAACCTAGTACTACTAACAGTAGTATTCGGAATACAGGCACTAAGTTCCGTGTTAAATATGGAATCAGAAGCAAAAGTAGTAAGACCTACTAGCTTTACTAAAAACGAATTAATAAGAGCTTTCGAATTCTACTTTAAAATAAAAAACGCACCAGGATTCCTAGCAGCTGCAGCTCAATTTGATTTTATTAGATCATTGAAGGAAAAGGTTGACATGGTTGATAGAGTATTACAAAATCCTAAATCAGCTGAAGAAGCTGCTTCTAAAACATTAGGTAGGATAGCAAAAGAAAAATTTAAAGTAAAACCAGGATTCGGTAACTATATAGCATCTACTTTAAAAAGCGGAGATATACACTTTTTTCACGTAACTTCAGCAGCATTAGATGTTAACCTACTAGATCATGTAAGCATTTCAGCTGGTGAAGTAAAGGTTGATTATATGGCCTTATTTGGCTAAAAAATAAGTTATGGCAAAAGACATAAAAAAAATAATCGCACAGGAATATATCAAGTGCGCTAAAGATCCGGCGTACTTCATGAAGAAGTACTGTCATATTCAACACCCTACTAGGGGTAGGATTCTTTTCAATTTATACCCTTTTCAATCAGAAGTACTACACTTATTTAGAGACCAACAATATATTATTACTTTAAAATCTAGACAGTTAGGTATTTCAACTTTAGCAGCTGCTTATAGTTTATGGTTGATGTTATTTCATAAAGATAAAAACGTATTAGCTTTAGCAACTACACAAGCAACTGCAAGAAACCTTGTTACAAAGACAATGTTTATGTATGATGAGCTACCTAAGTGGTTAAAACTTCCAGCGGTAGAAAAGAATAAATTATCACTTAGACTTAAAAACGGTTCAAAAATAACAGCTAAATCATCTAATGCAGATGCTGCAAGATCTGAAGCAGTATCACTGTTACTAATAGATGAAGCAGCGTTTATAGATAATATTGCAGAAACATTTACTGCAGCACAGCAAACACTAGCTACCGGTGGACAATGTATGGCACTATCAACCCCTAACGGAATTGGTAACTGGTTTCATC